TGTATAATTCTTGAATCAAATATTAATAAATCTCCAGCATTTAAATGTGGAGTAACTATTGATAAACCTTTTTTCCAAATATAATCTTTGTTTGGAATTTCATAATATTCCCATTCATATGGATTTTTTGAAGTGCATCTTTGAGACATAGACTGAAAATATTTTTGAGAACCAGAAACTAATTGTGTAGCAGTTGATTCAGATAATGCTAATATTCCTTGAACGCATCTCATAGTATTTCCATGTGTTTGATTTTGATCAACATGCCAGGGTAATGTATAATTGTCTAAATCAATAACATTACCTCCAAAACAAGATACTAAATCTTTAGTATTCCATAATTTTTCATAATGTTTTTTAATTTCAAAACGTAATTTCCACATAGTTTTTGAATGAACTCGATTGTCTTTTCTTAACCTTCTGAGTCTTAAAGAAGGGTAAGAAATAGCATCTCTAATAATTATGAAACCTTGAGTATCCATAATAAATATACTAATAGTAAATTAAAAAAATATAAACTCAATTTTAAATAAAATTGAAATTTAAATAGTATAAATATATTTCATTAAGTAAATCATAATGAGTTATACATTATTAATAGTTGAATCACCAGCAAAATGTGCTAAAATAGAAAAATATTTGGGACCAGGATATAAAGTGTTAGGTTCTTTTGGACATATTACACATCTCTCAAACTTAAAACAAATTGACTTTGAAAATAATTACAAACCTAATTTTGAAGTTGTAGATTCAAAGAAAAGTCAGATTAATAAATTAAAACAGGCAATTTACAAAGCAAAAGAAGTTATTTTGGCGACTGATGATGATAGAGAAGGTGAAGCAATTGCGTGGCATATTGCTCAAGTTTTCAATTTATGTCCAACAACTACTAAAAGAATTATATTTCATGAGATTACAGAACGAGCAGTAAAAAATGCGTTAGCTAATCCAGGTGTAATTAATATGAATTTAGTTTATGCCCAACAAGGAAGACAGATCTTGGATTTAATAGTAGGATTTAAAATCTCTCCGATTTTATGGAAACATATTGTTTCTAATACTAAGAATTCTCTCAGCGCAGGTAGATGTCAAACGCCTGCTTTGCGATTAGTTTATGATAATTATAAAGAAATTCAAGCGAGTCCTGGTAAATTAAGCTTTAATACAACTGGAATATTTACTGGAAAAAACATAATATTTCCATTAAATTATAATCATCTCTCCCATGATGAAATAAAAGAATTTTTAGAATTATCAAAAACATATAAACATGTTTTATCAAAAGAAGTTGAGAGACAAACAAAGAAGAACCCTCCCACTCCTTTCACTACTAGTGGTTTACAACAGGCTGCGAATAATAATATGCATATCTCTCCGAAAGATACGATGGCTTTAGCTCAAAAATTATATGAAGGTGGTTATATTACATATATGAGAACTGATAGTAAAGTTTATAGTGAAGAATTTATTGAAAAAGGAATAGAATATATTACAGAAAACTATAACAAAGATTATATTAATCCAAATATGGGATTAATTACACAAAGTCTTAATCGGGAAGATAAAAAAGAAGAAAAAAAGAAATCAAAAAAAAAGAAAGAAGAAAATAATAATGCTCAAGAAGCACACGAAGCTATTAGACCAACAAATATTCTAGTAGAATCTATTCCAGAAGATGAAGATATTTTCACTGCTAGACATAGAAAGTTATATAAGTTAATTTGGAATAATACATTAGAAAGTATGATGGCTCCTGCTATTTATAAACAATTGATGGTAAAAATAACTGCTCCTCAAAATCATTTGTATAAATATAGTGCTGAAGAAAATATATTTCCAGGATGGAAAGCAGTTCAGGGTGTAGATGATGATAAATATTATTCATATTTACAAAATTTAAAAGGAGGAGAAATAATTGCTAAAAAAATAATTTCAAAACAAACATTAAAGGATTTGAAATCACATTATACAGAAGCAAGATTAGTTCAATTATTAGAACAAAAAGGAATCGGTAGACCATCAACATTTTCATCGTTAATTGAAAAGATTCAAGAAAGAGAATATGTAAAAAAACAAAATGTAGAAGGTAAGAAATTAGAAATAGTTGATTATACATTAGAAGATGGAAATATAAATGTAGAACGAGGTTCAAAAGAATTTGGAAATGAGAAGAATAAATTAGTGATAACACAAATAGGAATTTTGGTGATAGAATTTCTAATTAAATATTTTGATTCTTTATTTGGCTATGATTATACAAAAAAAATGGAAGATGATTTAGATCAAATTGCTCGTGGATTAAAAGAATACCATACATTATGTGATGATTGTAATAATTTTATTGAAAATTTAATTCGTGAAAATTCTTTATTAGAGAGAAGTATAAAATCTGTAATGCAAAAGTTAAATATAAAAATAGATGAAAAACACACATATTTAATTGGTAAAAATGGTCCAATAATTAAATTTTTAAAAGAAGATGGTACAGCAGGATTTTATGGAGTTAAGCCAGATATTGATTTGGAAAAACTAAAAAATGGTGAATATAAATTGGAAGAAATAATAGTTGTAAAAGAAGATAATATAAAAAATTTGGGGATGCATAATGGATTGATTGTATATTTAAAGGTTGGTAAATTTGGATATTATTTAGAATGTGGAGAGATTAGAAAATCATTAAAGTCAGTAAAGATGAATGTTCCATTTAAAAATATAACATTAGAAGATGCGATTAGTATATTAGAAGATGCGAGTCAAGTAGATAATTCATTATTAAGAAAAATAGATGATAATTTATCTATTAGAAATGGAAGATATGGACCTTATATATTTTATAAAACACCACGAATGAAAAGGCCACAATTTATGAAGTTAACAGGGTTTGATGATAATTTTAAGACTTGTTCGCTAGAATATTTAAAAAATTGGATAAAAGAAAAATATACGATTTGAATTTAAAAATAAAATTTTAAGATTATAAAATGTGGTTAAATGCTTTATATATGGGTGCATTAATTGATATAGTTAATGTGCCTTATGACAGAGGGGCAAATATAGAAGGTTCGAGACATGCATATTTAAGATTGCAATCAAAATTAAATTTTTTAAATGTTGATAATGTAAATTTTATAGATTGTGAGAATACAAAAGTGAGAGATGTATTAGGAAATGGTTTTTTATGTTGTTGGGATACATTAAATACAGGTAATTTTCCATTATTAGTAGGTGGTGATCATACTACTGCAATTAGTAGTATATTTGCAGCAAATGAATATTGTAATACGAATAGAGAGATGTTGGGTGTATTGTGGTTTGATGCTCATGCAGATTTTAATACAATAGAAACGTCACCAAGTGGAAATATTCATGGAGTGCCTGTGGCTGTGTTATGTGGTCATACATTAAATGAATTAAGTTATGGTAATAGTTTAGAACCAAGTCAATTTGGTTATTATGGTGTGAGAGATATTGATAGTTTAGAATTTAATAGATTTCAATATTATAATATGAATATATTGGATTCGGAGAGAGATTTTAAAGAATGGATGAGTAAATTTGATAAGATTCATTTAAGTTTTGATATGGATTGTTTAGACCCATCAATAATGAGTTGTGTAAATACGAAAGTAAATGATGGTTTGACTATGGAAAAAGTGAGAGAGAAATTAAAAATGATAAAAGATAGTAATAAGTTGATGTCTATGGATTTGGTAGAATATAATCCTTTATTAGGAAACGATGAAGATGTGGTAGAAGATATTTTAAAAACATTATTTGAAAAATAAGTTTAAATACTAATTAATATAAATTATTATCATAATGAATAATAATTTACATTCTCTCTTGGATTCGTTTAAAATGATGTATATGATGAATATGAAAGATAGTTCGATGTATGATAAAATGTTTGGAATGGTAGTATTATTTTTTTTAACATATTTTTTGTCGAATGAAAATAATGATTTTTTGGATGGTATTTTTCGATGGGTTGGAGAGAATCTTAGTTTTTTTAGACCACGTAAGAATTCGGTATTTATAGAAGGAAAAAGGTGTTTAAAGGTTTCAGGATATTTAACAAAAACGGATAATTTATTTAGTAATAGATTTACAGCATATTGGTATTATATATCAAAGAATAATTTAAATAATAAAACGATATATTCTCTCAAAGAATATGCAAATAGTTCAAATATTTATGATGATTATGGAGATCCAAAAAATAGTAGAAGACATAAATCGAGAGAAGGTTCAGATGATGAAGAAGAAAAGGAAAATAATTTTATAAATTCAGATATATTTGTAGTGGATCAGTTAAAATATTTTAAAATAGAGGATAATATTTATTGTAAAGTTCATAGAGATTATGATAAAGGAGATGAAAAAAGGAAATTTGAGATGGAAAATATTTCAATTGAAATCTATAGTTATAATAAATCTCTCGAATATTTGACGAAATATTTGGATAATATTTATGATAATTTTAGAAAAGATTTAGTGAAGAAACGAAATCATAAAAAATTTATTTATACATTAGTTGGTTCAGGAAATAATGATTCTTGTTATGGTGAGAGAGAAATAAAAAATGAATGGGAGGAATGTGAATTTGTAAGTTCAAGAAATTTTAATAATTTATTTTTTGATGATAAAAAGAAGTTAATAAGTAAATTGAATTTTTTTGTAAATAACAAAGCTTGGTATGATTATGAAGGTCATCCACATACTTTTGGATTAGGACTACATGGTCCGCCAGGAACAGGTAAAACAAGTATTATAAAATGTATTGCTAATAAATTAAATCGTCACATAATAGTGATTCCATTAAGTAAAGTGAAGACACAGAGAGAATTTAGTGAATATTTTTTTGAACAATATTATAATCGAGCAAATAGTAGAAAACTAGGTTGGGAAAATAAGATAATAGTATTTGAGGATATAGATTGTATGTCAGATATAGTAAAAAAACGAAAAACAAATGAGTCAAGTGTAATAGTAGATGAGGAAATAAGTCAAGATAAAAATATGTTAGTTCAAAATAAATTATTAAATAAAATAGCAAAAAAAATGGATGATGATCATGTAGATAGTTTAGTAGTAGATTTAGATAAATCAAAAGATGATAAGATAACATTATCATATATTTTAAATATTATAGATGGAATTCGAGAGACGCCTGGTAGAATATTAATAATTACAAGTAATAATTATGAATCATTAGATCCGGCATTAGTAAGACCAGGTAGAATAGATATGACATTAGAAATGAAAAATAGTAGTATTGATACAATAAAAGAAATGTATAATCATTATTATGGTGATATAATTCCAGAATATGTAGAAAAAAAACTAGTAAATTTTGTAATCTCTCCAGCAAAATTAGTAAATATGCGATTAGAATATGAAAGAAAAGAAGATTTTCTCTCCGCACTAATAAATGAATTTCATTAAATATATATTTTTTTTTAATATATATTTAAAATTAACAAGTATTATTAAGTAATTTAGGTGAATGACTATAAGCACCTTGTGCTGTTAATACTCCAGAAACAATACCAACAAAAATACAAGTAATTACCCACCCAAATAAAGTCTTAAATAGAATTTTTTTATTAATTGCTTGAAAGCGATGTTTTTCACATAAAGCAACTCCAACTTCCGCACCAACCTGACAATGAGTAGTTGATAAAGGTATTTTTAATCTACTACCAGTGATAATAACTAATGCAGAACCTAATTCAACACAAGTACCTCTAGAAGGTGTAATTTTACATAATTTATCTCCCAAAGCATGAATAATTCTTTTACCATAAACTAATAACCCAATAGCAATACCAACTCCTCCACAAGCAAGAATCCAATAAGCATCATCGCCAAGATCATTTTTTTTAGATAATGTTCCACTATCTCTATAAATAACATAAATTGCAGCGAAAGGTCCAATAGAATTAGCAACATCATTAGCACCATGACTAAATGAATCGCATATAGCAGAAAAAACTTGTAAATATTTATATGTTTCTTCAATTTTGGGGTCAAAAGCTTCTGCTCTATTATGAATATTAACAACTGTAGATAGTTCTTTATCAGAATTAATATTGTATTCGGTTCTATTATTTTCAAAAGTGGTAGACATTTCAATGGAAGAAGTAGTAGTAAATTTATTTTCAACATATTTACATAATTTTGGAATAAATGGAGCAGTAATTAAAGCACCTGCAGTACCAATACCAAATGAGATAGCAAATGCTTCTCCTACATCAATTTTATTTAGACCCAAACCTTTAGCACCTTTATAAATTATGAAAAAACTATTAATAATTAATGTAAATCCAACTAAGCAAGGATACATAATTGTAAGTCGTTTATAATTAAATGGTTTTCGTAGTACAAAAAATCGGTTAATTAAATAAATTCCAGATGCAATAATACTAGAAAATACAGGTGAAATAAACCAAGATAATACGATTCCTCCAACACCTCCTACATATGGAAATGTGTCTACTGATTTAGTCCAAATAACACAATTAGTACCTTTTAAAGCAATAGTCATACCAATCATTCCACCAACACAAGAGTGAGTAGTAGAAACAGGCATTTCAAAATAACTAGCAGTAAATAACCAACCTGCTACAGCGGCTACAACCCACATACATCCATAGGCTAATAGTTCAGGGTCATCTTCAAAACATTCATAATCAGCAATTCCTTTTCTAATTGTATCAGTAACATGATTTCCCATCAAAATGGCTCCACCAGTTTCAAATACGGCTGCTAATCCTACTGCTTGTTTTAAAGTAAGTGCTTTTGAGCCAACTGATGTAGCAAAGGCATTAGCGGCATCATTAGAACCAATTCCCATAGATGCAATTAATGCAAATATTCCTCCTGTGATTGGAATCCACAAGTACATTTTAATAATTTAATTAAAAAAATTATTTTTAAATTGAAAACAATTATATTTATAAAATGTAGTAGAAAAATGGGAACACTTGAATTAATTTATGGGTGTATGTTCTCAGGAAAAACAAGTAAATTGATAGATAGATATAATGAATTAAAAGATAAACATAAATGTTTAGCAGTAAATTATATATTTGATAAGAGATATACGAATGGAAATAAGATAGTAAGTCATGATAAAGTTTCAATAGATTGTGTATGTATTCAAGATTTAGAGGAATTAACAAGTGATTT